CCGCAGCAAACTGGCCCCCAGCAATGGGAGCCGGTGGATACGCCATGCGTCTGCGCTGCTAAAGGCGCTATGGAATGTTCACCACATACCCGTCTCAAGGTACTCCTGCCCAACGTTCCTTTCCGTGGGGTATGGAGGCTTGAGACAAAAGGCTGGAACGCACTGAAAGAACTGCCCGGTATGGCTGATCTAATCCGTCAGCTAAACGAGTCCGGTTCGATGGTGCGTGTGGCGCTGGGGATTGAGAAGCGAACCCAGATGAGGCCAAGCGGTAAGCGTAACTTCGTCACGCCAACACTCACGATGCTCGACACCCCCTTCGAGATAATGAGCGGCAAGGCAAGCATCGCATCCCTAGCGCCCGCCCAGCCTGCACCCAAAGCTCTGCCCGTGTCTCCATCTGAGCCAGAAATAATTGACGCCGAGATCATCGAGGAAGATGAGCGAGTGTTGGCTGCACGAGAAGGCGTCATGGATTGTGCAAGTCACTTTGGTGTTGATGCCACGGCGCTTTGGCTTGGCATCACGAAACAGGTAGGAGCTAGGGGTATCTTCACGGACGAGCAAGTGACCCGCATTAATACGGCCGTTCTTAAGATGCGAGATGGCTCGTTGTTCCCGGAGGGATTTAACAACGATGGCACCCCAATTTGGTCTAGATCGACATGACCAGTACCCCATCTTGGTTTGTTTCAGCCCTTTGTAGGGGCTCTGACACGAATTATTTTTTCCCTGAAGTGGGTGTGTCGATGAAGCACACAGCAAACATCCGCAAAATCTGTAGCCAGTGCCCAGTTAAAGAAGAATGCCTCGAGCTCGGGCTAGAGTCGCACAATGATGAACATGGATTCTTCGGCGGCAAGTCCCCTCGAGAGCGTCAAGCGATTAATGCCGAACGAAAGCGTGCTGCACGTCATGCGATTCGCCAGGCCCGGCGAGTACATGACTATGAACCAACGCAAGCATTGGACATGGACCGCCAAGCAGAAACGGGCGTGGCGTGAAGCTGCTTATTGGGCGGCCTGCGAGTGGCGTAGTAAGCCCACGAGCCGCCGCCTCAACAACCTGGCTGTAGTCACATGCGTATTCCCTGTCACAACAAACCGACGCAGAGATCCGCATAACTATTTCCCTACTATCAAACCAGTAGTAGATGGTTTGACGGATGCTGGCCTATGGCCCGACGACACACCTGAGTACGTGCGGACAATCGAGCCAGTCTTCACCCGAGAAGATGGCAAAGTCACAATTGTTATTGGAGAACTGTGGCCGGAATCAAAGTAATACCCGAGGAGTTTGCAACACTAGATCCTGGACCGAAGGAGTGGACAACATGGCACACGAACCTGAAGAGACTCCTGGATCTGGTGCACAGCGCGGTCGAGGACGACCAAGAAAAACGCCGGTCGGCTCGCAAGAATGGGAATGCGCCCACTGCAAGACTAGAATAACTACGCATGTTCCCCTGTTGGAATCGCCGTGGTGCACGCGGCACACGGGGGGCCCACGAGTTATGAAGCTCGTGCGCACTGTCACCGAGTGAAAGGCCAGTCATGCGCAAGATCCTTGCAGCTTTGCTGCTTTGCAGTTGTACCGCCACACCCGCCGAAGTGGTTAAGGAACCAACCACATCACTAGCCACGACCAAAACAACACAGGTAGTCCCAGTCCCAACAACATCACAATCACAAATCGCAGCGTCTGTCCCCAAGGAATCTGTTTCAATCGAGTTGCTAGTCGAGAATGCACTTCGTCAGGATAATCCATGTCCCGAATGGTTCGACGTAGCACAAGACGTAGGCTGGCCTCTTGAGCTTTGGCCGCAACAATCTTATGTAATTTGGAGAGAGTCACGTTGTTCTGTCGAAGCATGGAATGAAGAAGATCCTTTCGGTGGTAGCCGTGGTTTGATGCAGATTAACCAGTTCTGGTGCAAGCCATCTCAATACACAGCACATGGATGGTTGCAAGACCAAGGCATTCTTGATCATTGCCTAGAACTGCACGATCCTTCGATCAATCTCGAAGCATCGCTCGCAATCTTCACGTACTCAACGCTGAAGAATAAGAACGGCTGGAATCCGTGGAGCATGCGCGCAGACTTTGACCCGCCTGCTGTAGAGAGTTGATCACACTAAACAACTCATCCTGCTCATACTGGCCTGCGGGCGTGACTCGTCGGAGATAATAAACGGCGAGGGCAATGGTGGAGGGATCGATCTTCATAGGACGAATCACATTAGTTCGTCACATGATCACTTGCGCTTGGCTCGTGTAACTTTCTTGTTGCGATCTGGGATGTAGTGCATCTCCGTGATGCATTTCTTGAGGACAGCCGTGCCTGCACTGTACGACTTGGTAGCTGGCTCATATGTGCAAGCAACGTACAAGTATAAATCGTCCTGAGAAACAAGATAACCAACAGCAGACAAAATACAAACCTCGTGTTTGTGATCTGCTTCAAACCAATCGTCCCCAATGCTGTAATGGTCCTCCCAAAAAACTTCCACTAACGGCGGAAGCTCGTGGGTCGTTACCACTTTTCCTTCTTTCGATCCTGACAAAAGACGGGGGCTTGGAAGGTTATGTTGTGTTCGGGCGTGACCACGGCGAGAGCCTGCTGGGGCACTTCGAAACCAAAGTTGTTTATCCACGCGTACTCGTCCAATCCCTTCAGACTGCCGTTAACTATCATATTCGGGGTTGAGATGTATTGGTGCCAATGCCCAATCCACATAGTCTGGAACGGAGTGCCAACATCCATCGCACGCTGGGCTTTTCTGGCCTTCATCCGCATGATGGGCGGCCAGATCCCCCCGATCCCACCGCCCCCCGATACCTGATCTCCGTGACTGAGTAAGTGATGCCAGCCGTAGATCGGGATCAAAGTGTCGGCGTTCTCAGACACCTGGAAAGTGACCCGCTTGTCCTTGGCGAAGTGTCGCTCGACCATCTTGCCGAGCAGCCAGTCCATGTTGGTGCGAGCCCGCAGTTTCATCCGTGGTTTCCGCGATAGCCGGCCGTGGTTCCCCATCACACAAGGCACGTGGACTTTGCCAAACTCGTCGGCCAGAAGGCCAATCGCAGCGGAGATCTGTTCCGACCAATGCAACAGCGAGCCAAGGATCGTGTCCTCGTTTGTCTCTTTGAGCTCCTCGTGAATGTCGCCCGAGAAGATGTCGCCGCCCAGCATGCACACAACACCATCAAAAGACATGCCAGTGAGGTAGTGCCTCGACATCTTGATGGCGTTCTCAACCCACATGTGTAATCGCGCCTCCGCAATCGTGCGGTCGTAGGCGTTAAGGCCACCAACTTCCTCGGCCAAAACCACTTCGTCAAAATGTGTATCTGATAGCAACAGCGCCAAGGTTGCGTGTTTCTTGCGCGACGATGGCGGTACAGCCAACCACTTGGGAGGCTTGATGGCAGCCGACTCGACTGCATCAACAAGCTCCAAAGCCTTTTCCAGTTGGGCCATTTGCTCGAGAAGCGCAGCGTTCTGCGCATCGGCCGCCCGTTGCTGACGCTTGGCGCGTTCGAGCTTTGCCCGAAGATCAGCGTCGTTCATTTCGATAGCGTCGAGCTCATCCCCCAGTGACACAGTTGCACTCCTTGTTCCGGTGGTGGCCTACTGCCCACTTAGAAAACTTTGCACCTCGAGCTTGACAAACCTGAAGTATTGCTTTCGTTGTGTACTTTGGGTTTGCCAATGCAAGCGCAAGTGCTTCTTTGTCTTCGTCAGAAAAATGAGCAGTCTCTACCATAAAGAGACACTCATTGCGCCTTGGTTCCGAGAGAACATCAAGCTCTCCCAATAGCGTGCTTTTATCTTTAGCCATGGTTCCCCTCATGTTGTGGATGCTGGCTGTTTACCGACGCACTAAGACTATGTCAAGAATCCTTGGGCTTCTTGCCAATGATGGGCTCGACAGAAACGCCAGCCTTGGCCGCGATCCCGTTGCCTATCGCATATCCCAAGATACTTCCGATCATTCCGATGCCAGCCTCGTTAGGAATTGCATTGACCGCAAGAAGCACCGTCAAGCAGATGAGGCCAACCAAGGCAATCAAGGCCTTGGAGGGATTGTTGATGTTCATTACTTTGCCTCCAATTCTGGAAAGGCCTTGAGTGCTTCAAGGACCGCAGGTGGATAGTTGTCCCCACATACATACCTGATATGCCACGACTCAGCATTTCTGCCAGACGCGACCTCCCAGGAAAAACCGTACTGAAGGACCGGAGAATCCCACCAGCCCTTGCCAAGCATCCAGGCAAGGCGAGAGCCGCTAGCGCCTGCGATATCGATTGCTAGGCCCCAACCGTGGTTGCTGGTACCAGGGGTAGCCATCGGGGCACGACCCTTCTTCAACCAGTATGTCTTACCATTCCACCGTCTGGCAACAGGCGGAATGCGTTTGCTCCAGCTTGTTGAATATCTCTGAAGGAACCCGCTTTCTTGGCGCTGATAGGCGCGGTAGGTGTCGGCCGTTGACGTTGACTGAAGATCAATGCCGTTGAAGTAGGCGTTTAGCTGAAGACAATTAAAAGCAGTAGCCGCCTTGTGGTGCAACGCACCCTTAGTCCCATGAAGCTTGCGAAGCAGGCGCTCGTCAAGCTTGCCATTCTGCTGGCCAGCAAGATCACTTGGCTGGATAATTGGGAGGACGTGATACTTCATGGCTATACCTTGATGATGTAGTTGACGACGATGTACGGCTGAAGGTTTTGGTGGCTTGCGTTGCTGCCAACATCTGATTCACTAACGGTAGCTGTATACGTCGGGTTGGGGTTTGTATATTCCGTATAGTTATCCCCATCTTGTGGAGCGGCGGCAATTGCTCCCGTTCCAGACTGAACGATAACGTCGTTAAGTGTTGATCGCTCAAACACGTGCCTATGATTTAGCGTAGTTGAACTAACCGCAACTGAAACATTGTGTTTGTGTGTCGGCAATTCGCTTGCAGAAAGCTGATGCGTTTTTGATCCGCCAGTTTGGCCGAGCTGCAAAAACTCCCCTTGGGCCGAGTCCAAACCAACGCCAACCTTGCCCTTCAAATTTGGAAGACTAAAAGAAGAACCGGATCCGCCGTACCTATATCCGCCACCAGCGGCTCCGCCAAAAGCCTCAAACAAAGCAGAGTAAGTTGTTGTGCTTAGTGACTGACCTTGGCAAAGAAGCCAGCCGGTGGGAGCCGTAACACCGGCATATTGTGTAATCACACCAGCGGGCACGCCAGAGGGGCTAATCAAACCCTCAACCTGAGTTGCAATTGCAGAAATTCCAGCAGCACTAATACTGTCTGCTTCAATTTGGCCCCATTTAATCCCGGAACTTTGTGCCGAATCAGCAACGAGCACCGTATTGTTTGCGCCAACAGACAGTTTCTGGGAGGTTGTGCCATCAAATGCAACCAAATCACCCTTGGCCGTCTGAAGATTGACATAACGATTTGCCTGTTCAATTGTGTAAGCATCGAGAGCGTGCTCAACAACGGCACCAAGCGTATGCGTCTGTGCAGAAGATCCGTCGTAGGCGCGCTCAAGTACGTTGAACGAATTTGCCACACGTGTTGAAATAAGAATCTTTTCTTCTGTTGCCAAACCTCGATCAACAACTACAACAAATGGGCTACTGCCCGGAGGGAACGAGCTGCCATCAACCACAGAAAAACTCATGGCTGCGCTAGTCAGGGCGGCAGTTAGTGTCGTTTTCTGCGCGCCTCCGTCAAAATCTTTCAAAATATAATTGTTAGGCATAGTTCCTCACAGTGTTACCAATCGGACCACCATGGTCCCTTCAAATCCAGTTAATGAATCAGACCAATCTTGTGGCGTGTATTCGTACGCCTCGAGACGCACGCGTCGAACAATCTCGCCCTCGATGTAGGACAGCGGACGCTTTTCGCGCCACGCATTAATGAGGTACTCCATTTCTTCGTCAATGTCAATGGAGTACAACTGGCCTTGGCCATCGTTGACCACGCTCTTTGAGTAAAGGATGAGCGGAACGACAAACTGCTCGACAGGCGGGACAACAGGGAATGCACGTACGCGCCAATACTTAAACGTTGGGGTGCTTGTTCCGTCACCCTCAAGCATGATGGTGGTGTTGAAGTAGTTGCCCTGCTCGCCATCGAGCTGAACGTCAATAGTTGTCTGACCAGATTGCTGGCCGACAACGGTTTCGATCTCTTCGTTGGCATCGTTCAACATTGTCATCGTGACTTTTTCGCCCGAGGCAAGTGCATCAAACGATGCAAGGGCGTCGGTCACCGACTTGCGTTCAACAGCTCCGTAGTAAATGTTGCCGGAACTAAGCGTTCCTTCGGTCACGTAACCCGAAGTGGTGCTGGCATACACGCCGTTACCGGCTACGCCAAATACCGTGCGACCGTTGAACCGAGCTACTGCCGTTGCTGTCGCAGACTGCTCGGCATAAACGTCGGTTGCATAAGCCGGCTGCAACGTAGCGGGAGTAATCGCCAGACTTGCTCGGCCAGCACCAGTCTTGTTCGGCCCAATGCCAGACCAGGTAAACCAAATGTATTGGCCCTCGGCCGTTGCATCGTAGACGGGACCTGGATCATCAATTAATGGACCATAAGAAATAGATCCGTCAGTGCCAACTGTGGAAAGACGAACGCCCTTGTTGGTGCAAATCAACACCAAACCCACATGGCTAACAGCGTTGTAAAGAAGTTCATTGGTTCCAAAAGGTGCAACTTCTGCACCTAGCACCAAGTTGCCACTGCTGTCAATTGTGAATCCGTACAGCTCAGACCTTGATCCGCTGTAGCCACCCACGTAAAGCTTGCTTCCTACAGCAAACGCAGTGGTCCACGTAAATGAGTCCTGAAAATGCGCATACAAAAGATTTTCCGAACCATTACTAGCCACAACATGAAGATGATTGCCATGCGCATCAAGCAAATATCCAGCAGCAAACCAAATTTTGTCCGCGCTGTGGTTCGAAAACGAAGTAGTTGTAGCGGAGGCCGGGGTGCACTTGGCAATTTGTGAGCTAGTTGCAATGTAAACATTGATGCCGTCGGATGCAATGTCCTGTGGCAAACCACTAAATGTTACCTGTTCCCATGTGACAAGGTCGGCCGAACGATACACGGCAGCACTGTCCAACGCATAAATATGCGCAGCTGTTACCGCCAGTTTAATGTTTGATCCATCAACGTCTGACGTAGATAGTTCCGTGCTAGGAAGAAGGGTCAGTTGTCCTTCGGTCCATACGTCAACTCCAACACTGGTATCGAAACGTCGAGAATCTCGAGACTCACCAAGATCCATGATTCGTTGTCCAGCTCCAGCATGCCAGTTACGTCGGTATCTCCACCAGGCTCCGTCTGTATTAAAGAGAGAGTCGTCCACCTGCCCTGTGCTAACAACAGAGTCACGCAAAGTAGCCAGCGAGGATCGACGATAGTTTCGTAGGTCAACTCCATAGGTCCGCCCATCTAGTCGTACCGTAAACGGAACGGCCTCGTTGAGACTCGTCTCTCCATCGTAAAAGGTATACGGATCCTGGCCGAGAACTACGGTCAACATCAGGTGAACCTAAGCGGATACTGCCAGCGCAGACGATCCACTTCCTCCTGCTTGCGGCGCACATATAGCGGATAGATGCGAGTTGCTTCGTCAGACGCTGATCTTGGCGGAACTTCCTCGGCCCTGCGAGGCTGATCCTGGGCAACGCGTGCCGAGCGTCCTGCCTCAGCATCACCCAGCAAACGCCACTTGATGCCCATGTCAAGCACGTCAAGCTGACTGGCCTGCATGCCAATGTCATCAACAAGATCGGCGGTCCAAGAAATGGAATCAACGTCGAGGGGTGCAGCCGCCAGCAGATAGACCGCCCCTGCCCGAACAGGCGGAAACATTCTGAACAGAGCTCCGGAGGAGGGACCGTCCGTCCACGTCCCTGCTACTCCTTTCTGGAGTCTGCCGGACAGACGAGGCCAGGAGGAGGAGTCCTCGTCTGTCCACTGGCGGCGCACATCAATGATGCCGTAGATGTTTCTCCACGACTGGGGCAGGTTGATTGTGTCTTGGCTATCGGAAACCGTTTCCACGCGACCAAGAATCCGATACAGATCTGCGCCCCAAGAAGTCAGCTCATCAATAAGAGCTTCGTAAATATCCATTCCCGAGAACCGAGGGTTGATCATGACCTCGTCGCCGGTCGAATGGTTCAAGCGTTCCGAGCCATTCCAGCCTCGAAGCACTGTAATTGTCTGAGCAATGCGGTCCACTTGCATGACACGCATCAGCTCCTGCTTGGCAGAAATGACCGCGCCAGGAATCACCGAGGCCGGCAGGTCATAGCCAAGCGTAACTGTTGTGGCAACCGTTGAAAGGTTGGTTGCCAGGGTATTGATTTCGTAACGAAATGAAGAAGCAAGCTGACGCTTGACGCGGTCAACAGCTGAACAGACGAGACTACGTGACACTGCTCATCCTTTCGGACAGTGGCAACCCAGGGGATGGGGGGAACCAGGCATCCCCTGGGTCACCGACTAACCAGGTATCAGACTCCGGAACCCGGAAGTGCTGCGGTCAGATCAAGGGCCGTCCACTTGGCCATGTGATCCTGACCCTTCACCTGGAAACCACACTCGGCCACCATCATGAACGAGTCGGTGTCGTCAGTCTTAGCGAGCTTCTGGGCCACGAGCGGCTGGAAGACACGCTGGATGAAGTTGTCACGGTTGTAAGCAAACGCTTCGTTCTTGCGCACGTAGCGGTTGCGAACCAGGGTGACCTCACCGAACTCGGTCATGACGACCTGAGCACGACGGCGGCCACGACGGGCGTCCTCGACCGTAACGGTCTGAACACGCTCGTTGCCCATGATGTTGTTGAGAGCCTGGAAGGCGGCCGGACGAGCGGTGATGAACTCGAAGTATCCACCGTTGTCGTAAGCAGCCTGCTGCTGGGTCTCAATGTTGGTAACGGTCAGCCAGTCCGAGCTGCTGTCCACGTTGGTCGTGATGTAGTGGTTCAGGCCACCGGTCGACCGGACGCGGGTTGCGCTGTCCTCGTACTTGATGCCGTACAAAGCGGCCTGCTCGATGCCAACGTTGCAGTGAAGCATTGCGTTCTTCATCTGCTTGTTGAGTTCGTTCGGAACGCCGTACTTCGGGATCGACTGCTCGGTACGAGACACCGTGAGCTTCTTGCTGAAGATCTGGGTGTAGTTCGAGTACTTGTCGCGACCCTGGAAGTTGGCCGAGCCGATGTTTCCTTCTGCGAGGACCGTGCCAACGCCGACCACTTCCGACGCATCGACGTGCGTAGCGGCGGTGGAGCCGAGAGCGCCACGGGTGACCGTGAGAACTTCGGTGGTGGTGTTGACTGCGGTGACCAGCAGGATCTCGTTGTCGATGCGGATGGCGTCGCCAACAGCAAACTTGACAGCGTCGCCAGCGGCCACGGTGAGGTCGGTCTCGCTGGCGTCGAGTGCCTCGGCAGCGGTGCCACGGGGGAGCGGAACATCCTCTTCCATCCAGTAGAAGACGGTGTTGTCAACCGGAGCCTTGCCGATCACGCCGAGTCCGTCCGAACCGATGCCCGAAAGCAGTGGAAGGTCGTCCGGAGTGAGAATGTAGATCAACTCATCGATGTTGATCTTGGTTTCGACCTGGAGGTCGTACGAATAGAAACTAGGTCCAACCAGTTCCTGTGCCATGAAAGTCATCCTTCCTTAGTGCGCGATTTGCGCAGGTGGTCTTTGATCTTGTGCCGTTGCTCGGCTCCCTGTTTCATGCGAACAGGACTCATGTCCGGATTCAGAACCGGCATCTTGGTGCCACCAGCTCTTTCGTCGTAGACAATTCCCTTGTTCCATGAGGGCGGCTCGACTCGATCTTTCCGGCGATTATGCCGGGAAGGTGTAGCGGAAGGACTGACCTGCACTCCCTTGGAACGGAGGCGACACCCGTAGTGTTCCTCGCATCCCTCGATTTGGCAGATAGCCATTTGCTATCGGTCGAACCTATGTCCAATTTGACCGCGCTCGGAAGCCCAGTCGTTCGGATTGAAGATCGCCCGCTTGTCACCGGATGAAGCAGCCACGAGGATCCGGTCGATTGCAGCAAGGCCGGCGTCATCCATGGTTGTCCCGCGCTTGCGGGCTTCATGGAATAGCTGGTAAGCCTCGTCGTACGGATCCATTTCTGGAAGTTCCGTAGCCGCTGCCGCCTGCCCACGGTTCAAGTTCTGACGGAAGTCCTGCTGCTCGCGCTCCTCGGCCGGAATCTCGGTTGTCGATGCAGGCTCAGCGCCTCCAACGATTCCCAGATCCATTGCTTCGGCCTTGAGAGACTCGACATCGTCGCCCTCCCAGGTCTTGAACAACAGCCCGCCAATCTTGCTTGCCGTGTCGATTCCAGCCTTAGCAAAAAGGAGTTCGCGCTTCATCTGGGCCAGCTCGTCCTGAGCTTTCTTCCCAGCTTCCGCTGCCTTCCGCAAAGCCCGGATATCAGGCTGATCGGTTTCTTCGTGGTTTTCCATTTCCTGTGCCATGTGGGTTCTCCCTTTGGAAGTTGTGTCAACAGCCGACTTGACCTACACCCGAGACGCGGCGACTTCTCGAGGATGCTTCCGGCGGCCACTAAGTAGCACTCACCTGTACGGCCCTAAGAGCTCACATACAGACACAACCATACACATGGGTTGTAGCAAAATGCAAGTATTATTTCTTGCCTCTGTTACGAGCGCGATTCTTTGATGCGTTTTCTTTCACCATGCCACCAGATCTGGTGTGCGAAAGATCGGGCCCGCCCTTGCCCATCATGCCTCGACGGCGGCGTTCTTTGGCCAGCTCGCGACGCTTGGCCATCTGACCCGGACGAGCGTTGACCTCATCATCGGTCCCCGCTTTCTTGGCTCGAGCTTTGGCATTGGATCGGTAGTACTTGGCCGTGGCTTTTGGCTTTGCTACCGGACGAGGGGCCATTACCACTTCACCTTGTCGGCCCAGTAAGCGGCAGAGCAAGGGCCTTTAGCGATATTGGCAGAGTGGCGTGCTTTAAACGAAGCCCTCTTTTTCTTCATCTTTGCCGACTCGCCTGCCTTTGGCTTGCCCGCTGTCTTTGCACCTTGTTCGCCAAACCGAATTGTCTTTGGCTTACCATTGCACTTTGCCACAACAATGTGGGACTTTGTGGGATGCCCAGGCGTGCGCTTGGGCTTGTTGTATCCACTAACGCCGGCTCGAGCCAGCCGAGGATCGGCTTTCTTTTTAGCTGCCATACCGAGTTTTGGAATTGTGCGAACCCCAACCACGAATGGCATCGGTCACTTTGCGGCGATAACCAATCGTTCCGATACCGGGATTCTCATCCTTACCGGGGGGGATCATAGGCCCATAGGCCTCTTTGTAACGACCAGTAGGCGATGCCTTGACCATTTTCTTTTTGCCACCACGATTTCCACCCGGACCAGGCATGATTATCTTCCCATCAATCGGGCTCCGCCACCGCGAAGCAAACGTCCAAAACCACCAGTACCCAAATTTGCAGGACCACTACGGGGAGTCCGAGGCAACGTTTGGCCCCAAGCGTCACGACCGCTACGACGCGTAGCTGCGTGCAAAAGTTTTCTTTCAGCAGTACTAAGCGCTGTTCCGTTTGAATTATAAACGTTCCCGGTATATGCGCTTCGACCAATAGCCCGACCACCTGCGCGACCGGCAGCAGCAGCCGCACCTACAATGCCCGTAGCGGCAACAATACCAGGAACAGGGCTCTTGGATCCCTGGCCGCCTCGTGCTTTTGTCCCAGGGCGCGTATTGGATGTGGGGCGCTTAGTTGGCGGAACGGCCTTACCGCGCCCACCAGCAGCTTTGGCTGGCGCAGCCTTCTTCTTAGGCCCTTCAGAACCAACAGCCTGATAGGTGGCAGAACGGCGCGATGCGCCACGAGCTGCTTGCGTATCCGCTGAACCCGAACCCTTGCCGGAATAAAACTTACCGACCTGCTTCAACTGAGAATTTTGGCGAGCGCGCGTTGTGTCGGCGCTCATCCTTTTCTTTGAGGCCATTATGATGCTCGCTTTCTTCCCTTTGCCGCCATTTGCTGAAACTTCTTTTTGCCGTACTTCTTGCGGCCAATGTGTGCGGCGAGGGCTTTCGGATCGTTGGCCCCCTCTTCCTTCAGCTTTTTAACAAGCTTCTGGTATCGACCGCCACCGCCAACTTTCATCGACTTTGCCATATCTTTCCTTTTATACCACGCTTGCGCCAGTAATTCCAGACTGTCCTGCAACGGCGCCACCAGTTGTGGCCCGCTGCCCAAGCTGACGCCGAGTCAAACGCTGCTCGAGCAGTGCCTCATCTGCCGCTGATTGACCAAGGCCAGCAGACAAAGCAACCTCGGAAGTTAGATCAGTTCCAGATTCTCCAATAGTTTCCTGGGTGAGAGGAGCCAAACGTGCAGCTTCCTGAACCCCTGTTTCAATTTCGCTCAGGGTAAGAGGAGCTTGAGAGAATCGAGAAGCTTGCTCGGCTGTTACCTCAAGCCCTGCTCGTCGACCAAAACCGGAGATCTGTGCGGCACGAACCGACCGATCAATTTGAGCCAAGGTTTTCTCGGGGTCTAAGACTGCAGCAAGCAAAACACCATCGGCTTCGTTGCCATAAAGCTCGCGAAAAGCATCCTTCACCTCGACAGGCATGGTTTGCATCGTGCCATAGCCACGCTCAATACGATCAGCTACTTGAGTAACCGAAAGGTTGGATCTCATTGCGCTGTGGGCGTCATCAAGACTGTCATAGAACCAGCTGGGCACGCCCGCTGCCGTCATTTCCCGCACGAAATCTCGCTCATAGTTCAGGACATCTTGGACAGTTGGTACGTAAGCACCTTCGCCACGCGTAGCTTTGTCGCGCATCTCGAAGATAACACCAAAGCGCTGTTGAAACTGAGGCGTTTGCTCAAGGGCAAACAACAACTGATCCTGATTATCAATGCCGTTAACAATCTGATCCCAAAGCCAGCCGCTCGGCTTACCTGATGAGTCAATTTCAAATAACGAGCCGAGTCCAATTGACTTCAGGAAACCAGCAAGTTGATCAAAGATGGCTTCATCTTCCATTAGTACACGCTCCTACCAAAGATTTTGGCGATAAGTCCAGCTGTTCCAACTGCGGCTGATCGAGCTTCGCCGGTTTGTTTCCAAGCATCATCCTTGCGAATATTCTTGGCCAGCTCCCTATTGCTAGCAAGCCGAGTCGTTCCTTTGTCGTCGCTTATGGTTGCCATGTCCATAAAACGCTGGTCTGTAAAGTCAACTGTGTTTGCGTCAACTTCCAGCATTCTGGAAATCATGTCACGACTTGCCGAAAGAAGTTCCTCTGGCTTGACACCCGCGTCGATGTACTCGGCCATCCAAGGATTCAGCGCCTTTGACTGTGCCTTTAGGAACGACTCGATGCCTTCTGCTGTAGCCGAACCCGTCGCAAGTTTCTTTGCGTAATCCTGAAGCGTTGCATCAGAAACATTGATTAGATAACTGCTGCTCAGCGCTTTCATCTGATCAACCGATGCAGTCAGCTGGCCAGCTTGCACCTTGGTGAAATCGGCAAGACCAACGATTGCATTCATCAACTGCTCAGACGAAAAGTCCTGGCTTTCAGCGACGGTAGCAATATATGAAATTTCTTCGGGAGTCAACTGCATGCCCAAAGCCGAAGAACGATTGAGAATTGCCGTCTCGAACGATCTAATTGTGTTTGCTCGGTTAATACCGGAGCCTCCGCCACCACCAGTGGACAACAAATTGGCTGGCACGCCATTGGCTTTTGCCCAAGAAGCTTCCTCATACCAGGGAGGAGCCGCATTATAGGTCACAAAATAATTGGCGACCTTCCACATGAACCCCGGATAATCCGCAAATCGTTTGTAATTGGGATGGGTTTTCATGATTTCCATAACCGAAGCAACGTTATGGTTTTTAGTAACAATCGAAGACGGGACAGTAGGACCCATCTGAGGTGCACCCTCAATTCGATCTTCGGCGCGGTCTGCTGTTTCTGACATGATCACTTAAACCTTTCGAGCCATTCAGTCATGCCCTGCGCCGACTGCTCGACCTTGAATCGTTCATCAAAGTACTGCTCAGCTCGGGCGGTAAGATCTACCTTTTCTTGCTCTTGGGCAAAGGTGAGAGCTTGTGCGCCCTCAATCTCCCATTCGCGAGCCTTGGAAATAAACCCGTTAAGTTCAGCTTCATCTAGGTTTCGTCCAACCAACGCCCTGCCAAACTCATTGGCCAAGCTGCGAAGTGTGGCAATGTCCTTGGGTGCAAAGTCAGGAGCCTTGCGCCGTTCTCCCTGCATCATCTGAATACGGTCGTTAAGTACATCCTGAGGAGTGCTTTGTTCGCCGGCCGCTACGGCATCGACAAGGAAGTACTGCCACGCAGTTCTTGTTGCTGCATCTCGAGAATCGCCGGGAAGCACGTACGGCGAACCAACCCTGTCGAAGTACCCAGCTTTTTCAAGAGCATCCTGCACGCGTGCAACTTCATCGGCAGAAAGATTAGTAAGAAAACGACCGGCTTCGTCCCATCGCAAACCTTCAAGTTTCTCTGAAGTCTGCCCAGCCATAAAACCTTTAAACCCAAAGGTAAGGGTTTGGTCAAACCCAAGATCAGACAACGTCGTATCAACATAAAGATTGGCGTACTCTTGGGCCGAGAGTGTCAGATCTTCGCCAAGCGCATAATCAGACAAGGGGACGCCCCGAGGATCTAAAATGGCTGTTGGCGTTTCTGCCTCACGTTGCTGCTGAAGGACCGAGAAAGATGCTTTTATTTCTTCGACCTCTTTGGGTACATTTTTAATTTGGTTTGCTTCAGCTGCTGCATCAATAAACGTGGTTAGGTCAACTTGCTCGAGGGCGTTATTTTCAACGTCGATAATCTCGCCCTTGTCATTGACCACTACTCGCCCATACTTGTACTCATCAGGTATTTGTTTTGCTGCCTGGATAAGCACAGCCCCAATCCGGCTTGGAAACTCTTTAGTGCCAGGATCGACGTTCAGCATTCGAGCATAAAAGCTTGCTACTTCCCAATTGCCCATTGCTCCGTACGGCCTGTAGACCTCATTTGCTTTAACGAGTTCTTCGTCAAGGGTAATTTCTGCCATGATCAATCCAATCCTGATTCGGGCTGAAGAATAGTAATCCAATAGGACGACAGTGACGGGTTGGCAACAATAAAGTCATCAACCCATTCCTTGAACGATCCCTTAAGGGCGTTCAAAGTGTTGACTCCTCTGCTCGTACGGTCAAGACCAAGCTCGCTACGAGCAACAGAATACGCATCAAAAGAACGCTGCAAAGATGCAAGCGCCTCAAAGTGCCCAGCCTTCGGAGCCAAAGGATCCTTGATGAGATAACGCATCTGCGACATCACAGATTGGCGACGCTTGCGTGATTCGTCCGATGTCAGCATTTCAGCAAACAAGGGATGGGTAGCCTTGAACGACTCGGCCCACAGCAACCATTCCCGGTTCAAGTTGCGAGCAGCCTCGGGATTCCCAGAAGCTCGCAACTTCTTGTCTTCGCGCTCATACAAATCCTTGGCCGCGAAATACTGGGTTGCACCTTCCTTGTACTTAATCATGGTAATGAACTCGTCGGGCGTACGACGCTCGCGGAATCCGTCAACCAATTCGGAGTTGAAGGCGTATTGGCTACGAGTTTCGTTGTCCTCGAGCTGGGGCAACAACCATGGGCCAGCCATCGAATACTGGTCAAAGAATTCTTTATTGTCGGAATAAAAATTGTAAGCCTGTTCCGTACTGGCCAAAGGAGCACCGCTCTTAGAAGCAGTGCGGGCCACGGTATAAGCCAGTGGCTTGACGACACTGTTGATCCCAGCATTCTTATTAAGGGCCAAGAACTGCTGAGTCCCCTTTTCAATACCAAGATTTGAAATCAGCTCATAGTACTGAGACTGGAGCAGTTCGGCTGGGTTGGTCAAAGCGCCATCGGTAATCCAATCAAGCGAGCCGCCATCTGGGATCTGGATCATTTGCGCTGGGCCTGCCGTGAAGAATCCTGCCAATGCCTGGGAGAAAACGATGATACGCGCATGGCTACGCACGCGACGCAGATAATCATCTCGCTGCTCGGCGGTCGCATTATCGGGCAACCCTTGATCATTGGCTTCCATATGCGCCATTGCAGCCATCATTGCGCTGGCCACGCGTTGATTATTGGGATTCAGATCCGTATCAAAAATGTCGCCTAGGCTTTGCCAAACATTGGCAACGTGTCGTGGGACAATTGCGTCAACGACGTTTCCGAAAACGTACTCTTTGCCAATAAGCGCTTCCTCAAATGTTCGAGCCTCAGGGAAAAGCGCCGTTACAAGATCCAACGAAACCGCAGCAAACGGAGTAAGGCTTGGCCGGCCAAAATCTCGGTTGAATCCAGGGATCATCTTTGCTGTTTGAGTTTGAATCAAAGCATCAAGGGGAAGCCGCTTGCCTGGGAAAACGCGGTCTACTGCATCGAAGAAAAGCTCAGACCCAGGGTAAACAAAGTAGTCCTGACCTTGAGCATCGGTACGAACAATGCCAACATTCTTCAAACCTTGATAAGTCAACTGAAGCTTGCGCATCCGCTCAAGACTTACGGCCGGTCCACCTTCGCTGAAAATCTTGCCCCAACGCTTAAGGAAGTTTTCTTCTGCATACCAGAAAGGCAAAAGACTGGACATTGAATCAGCAAATTGTGAACGAACTTCATGCGAGTCTACATACGGCATGATGTCGCGGATTGTGTGCTCGGCGGCATACTCGTAAACCTCCTCGCTGTAGCTTGCTCTTTGCTGTGCAGACTTCCGAATCGCTGTCCACTCATCGGGAGTAATTGCTTCGTACAAAGCTCGAGCCTGGGCAGGAAGCTCGTTCCACTCTGCGTTCGAGATTGTCTTTTCACCTTTAAGGGCGGTGCCCTTTCCGAAGAGTCTGTCAAGTTCTCCCAGGAACGTATTCCCAGTCCTGTCGGAAATCGTTGAATGAAGCTCATCAAACTTATCGGCCGCATAAACAAAGGATGCGTCCATCCGTGCGGCTTCGCTCTTGCTACTTGCTTGGAGGTTTGACCAGAAGCTTGACGCTGGAGTTTCAACAACATCTGCGCCCGCAGCCCTTGATTTGGCCACGTCGAATCCAGCGCGCCCAATACGCAAAGCTTCATTTAATTCGTCTTGTGTAAAGCCGCGCAGGAAAGCAAGAGACATCATGTTGTCCCATTGACTGGCGTTATCAACGCCGTAGATCTCGCCAATAGCCCGGCCCAAATCAGACCAAATGTTGAGCTGATCGGTATTGATCACCGCATCAGGCATCCGGCTTTCAATCTGAGTAATGGCAGTTCGTAGCAACTGCTCTTCCTTCGAGCTATTAATCAACCACTTTGTCATGTTGCGGTTGCGCTCTGCTGCAATATGGAATGCGTGTGCGGCCATCGGTTTACGCGTGATGGCATCAATCGTCGGCCCAATAACGTTATTGAAACCAAACTGAACCGCACGATCCCAAACGTTTTGTTTAATTGGCTTGTAGAGCTGAACAATTTCCCAGTCAGGTAGATCACCGGCTGGTGTATTAACAACGTGTTCAGTAGTGGCGTACCGAATACGGTCACGCTGCGTATAAATGCGCTCGCGACGGCCACCAATTGTTGGCATATCAACGGGGGCCTTGAGATCATAGAGCCGCAGGCCCATGTCCGCTTCGGTCGCATCAAGCAAAACCGGACCAAGTACTGGCCAAAGAAGATCGCTTGATCCTTCGTAAGACAGTTCGCCCATTTGGAAATAGCGTTGGTCGCCAGGAGCAATCTGGTTCTTAGTTGTCAACTTAGCGTCTGCGTAATAACGCTCGTTGGGGTTGATCAATTCACCGGGCTCAAGCGGAACGGCTTCGCCATTCACGTTTCGGTAAACCGTACGCGCATTGGGTCCATCGTTTGCAAATACCTGAAGTCGCCGGCCAGCGCGAACTCGTTGATCAATGAGTTCCATCATGTTGTCAACAATGTTCTGCGGCCCTGGTGCCTGGGCAATTTGATCGAGCCAATCCCACACGAAGGGAGTTGGAGACAACCAGTTATAGCGAGTCCCGATTGGCATTCGTTCCGAGACTGACCCGTAAAGAACTGTATCAATCCTTTTGCCACGCGAGTCCGTTCCGCGCAGAGGTATGGATGTCCACTCCTTGCCAAATGCACTCGGATCGTCTGCGGGCAAATTCGTAACAGCAATGAGGGGACGCTCGGATACTCGTCCGGTCTTGAGCTGTACAAACTCCTCAATAATGTCGCTCATGATTTCGGCGGTTGCTTTATCACCAACAACCAAAGGTTGCTGTTCTGCGATGGCCGTCATGATTGGTGTAAGCAGTTCCTCCGCTTCTAGGTTCGGCTGCTTTGAGGTCTTTGGCTTAAACGTAATGTGCTTTGCAATCAGTTCGCGAATCAGATCGTCGTCCTCGCCAACCAAAGAAAACTCACCCCAACGCTGATCGGGTGCTCCTTGATATACGGCGGCATCTCGAGCACCCAAATTAAGTGGGCGCGTGTCGACAATGTAGGCATCGACGGTGCTAGGAACTCCATGCCATTCGGCGTTCTTTTTGAGCAGCTCATCGAACTGGCCGGTTGCAGTTTCCTGTGCACCCGACAAACGCATGGCGTTTTTTGCTTCATCGTATGAACCGAAAAATGGCCAGTAGTTCTGGTCTGTGGAGTACTGCCTAAGCTTTTCAAGCTTCCCACCAGGGCGTGCTTCGGCAAGCGGATCTCCAAGGGCCGACCAAGAGCCAGCCGGAACTCGAATTGTTGGTCCAGACACTCGACCATAAGCAAGTCCGGGCGATGCAAACTCATGCAGATCTTGCATGCCCTTCACAAAATGACTCATCTGGTAATAATCGACATTTTCAAAGTCAAGGTCATCGAACATTTCGCGCATCCACGCGTTGAGCTGTTCATCAGTTGCTCCGTTTGCCTGCTGAAATTCGAGGTCAACAAGACCAAACCTAAGTTCGGTCGGAACGTCAGAACCAAGTTCGGTGACTTGAATTTCTTTAAACCTTCGACTTACCTGACGACGGAAAACTTCAGTAGCGATGTCAACAGTATCAATAATTGCTGGATCGTCAAACGCCTCTCGTACGCCCTGTCTGTATTTCGAGATAATTTGATAAGCAAATTGATCTGCTTCGCCCCTAGCAACAAAATCTAATCCCTCAAGCGCAAGGCTTTTTGGATCTATTGCTTCTACCATTTTCTGCGCAAAAGCAAACTGCTCGTTGAAATTCTCTATGCCGGGTAGACCGCCAGCTGCAGCCGACAATTCATCCTCAAAAGCTACGTTGAGTGAATCTACTCTTGCATCAACCCAGGATTCGTCGCCAAAGTGAGTGATCGCAAATTCGCGCCTGTGAAGATTGAAAGGATCTCCCGGCACCTCAAATGGAAACTTCGGAGGATTAGCCATGTGTGGGAAAAACTCTCCACCCATAAGCATGCGGTTTGCCTCAGAGGGCACGCCATACTCGACACCGTTGACGTCTGAAATATCTCGTCCAATTGACTGGACCAACGAATCGCCATTAATAACAAATAGCGTTTCAATTTTTTCACTGTCCGGTCTGGTTGCTGTAGCACCCACCTGTGCTTCAACGTACTTTTTCGCCTGAAATTCATTTAGCGAAAATGAAACTGACGGTTTGTTGCCTGTCCAATCTCGAGGAGTAAGACGGAAAAGCAAATCGCCATTGTCATCGACCTCAAGCAAATCATCAAACGTCATTCCGCGATAAGCCCAAAAAGAAGGCCGCGCCCGTGCTGCGGTTTCCGACATATTCAATACCGAAGGCAAGTGCAACAACTCAGGATTGTTGTGCCAAGCCATGACCATCTGGTTGAACCAATCACGACCGTAGGGCTTAGCCCCAGAAATAGCTGCGTCCATGCGCTCAAGCACGGCTAGCTGATCGGCAAGGCGCGTGTATCCATACTTGTAATCAAGCAGCGTTTGATCAACATCGGTTACGTCAATGACGATCTTGTCGGACTCGGCCCCGCCAGGTGCTCGGTAAGATCCCCATTCCTTCATGTCAATCTTGATCTGCTCGATCTCGGCTCGACGCTGCGCAAACTCCATCTGGAGCACATCGTCATGCTTTGACCGCAGAATTGAAACCAGCTCGCCAAAGGTCGGCATGTTCTGACCCGGATAAGCGTCCCGAATTGTTTGCACCAAGGCGTTGCGCTCTACCGCCCAGTAATAAAGGTCAGACGACACTTCAGCAAACTCATCAATCTTAGACTGAGGAATGGTCATCCGCTGAAGCAGCGATTGCAAACGATCGGGCCGAGGTGTACCAGCATTGAGAATTGTCCAAAGCTGAAGTAGGTCATCATCCCACTTATTGCCACTCGCCGCAAACTCACCAAAGGACTTTAGAGCCGGAATCAACTGAGTTGCCGGAAGAGCCGCCTCAATGTCTGCGTCATAAACAAGACGCATTGGCTCCATGGCCTTGGCAATAATTGGATCGTCCTCAATTAATCCCTGGATGCTTTCGAGGTTTGCTTCATGGAAAGGCTGCTGATTTGGCAAATTGTTGGCGCGTGTAGAAAGCCCACGTTCACCAAGAACCTGAACAAGTTGCACCTGTTGCTTTGAGTTTTCGTCAACCAGCAAAGCTTGGACTCCCTTTTGCCGGAGGCCGGTCCTGTCCCACGGGGCCAGGTTGGAAGTACCAACAGTGTCCATGATCGACTTCAGATAGATGCCCTCAAAGGCACGCATGTCGTCCAGCAATGTTTCGTTCAAGCCGCCAATAACCATGCGGCGCAGCGAGTACTGATTGCCAAATGCAAGACGGGCAACAATATTATTGAGTCGACCCCGCGCAGTTTCTTCAACTGCCGTTCCGGAAAACTTGGCCGCACCGCGACGAAGCGCCTGGCCTCCAAAGCCATGCAAGAGCAATCCCTGGATTGACGCGTTGGCTCTACCAGAAAAATCGACAATGTATTTCGAGTAACTACGAAGCACCTTCTGCCAGGGCTGACCATCGGGGATTCGTTCAATGGCTCGAGCGACGGGGCGAAGAGGCGGGGGAACATCGTAACGGCTACGAATTACATGGGCGTCATACGCAGAAAGAGCAGACTGCTGGTTGAGCTTTCTCGAGGCCGCTTCAGCTCGGAAGAACTCTTCGCGCTGTGCGACTTGACGGCCCAGGAATTCTTGCGACCAACTGCCGATGCCGTAACGAGTCAGCATAGAAAGCATTTCTTCGCCTACGTTACGGACAACAAAACCAACACGAAGAAGAACGGCTGGCTTCCAGAATCGGTTTTGAGCAGCAAGGACAGCCGTGTTCTCGGAAACACCAAGGAGTGTTCGCATTACCATGCCCTGGCGAACGGCCTTGCGCATCTCTCGCAAATCAGGAATTGCAATCATGTCGGCCATATCGGCTACGGGACGGAATGCCCGTGGCGTAAATGCATTGGACATAAAGCCGAGGCTGTAGCGAGACGACTGACCAAGGCCATAAATCTGCTTGGTCTTTTCGAGGAACTCATCAAGCAGGTCGGTCCCCGACTTTGTCAATCGCATTCCACTTGCGGTTGCTGCGCTATCAACTAAAGCAAGAATGCTGTTCAGTCGTACGCCAGGTGTATCACCAAAGAGAATGGCGTTTGTCCAGGCGTTGCGAGCATAAGAAGGCATGCCTACATATCTGAATAGCTCAACAAAATTGCGGATGTCATCGGGTGCTTCAAGACCGGTGATCTTGATTGCACCGCCTGGGATGCGTGTTGTAATGCCTTCGACAAAGTTGGCGAACGGCGATAGAACCGTTCCGATAAACGGCATATTGCCAATTGTGCGACCGACACGGTAAGCATCTCGACTATTGGAAAGCGAGTCAGTGAGGAAGCTCTTGGCTTCCCTGACCGTTGCTTCGGAGTAGTTATCTAGCTGGTCCCACAGATCAAGCGCGTTGACCGAATTTGCTTCCCTTAGGGCATCGGGAACCTGGTCAATAATTGTTCGCGCATGCAGGTTGGAAAAGAAATTGGCAACTAGGTCGGCGGCGTTATCACTAAGACCAAACTGCTTGAGTTCGTCAACCGATGATCGGGCAAGGTTGCTTACATTTGCGTTGCGAATATCGCGAGCAATCTTGGGTAGACGAACGTTTTCGATGCGTACATCAGCAATACCACGCAGGGCATCTCGGGCTACGCCCGTTGCTTGCGCCCAGGCATACTGCCCACGATTTAAACCACGGAGCTGTCCGTAGCTTGCACCAGGTACAACGCCCACACCCTTCATCACACTCTTCAACTTGTCAGTGCCAACAATAAAATCAACAACGTTATTGGGCGTAAATGTTTCAGCAGCAATTTGACGCTTGTTCATAACAAGCATGTCAAACAGCGGTCGATAATCTCGTGCCCCTCGATTCAGAAGCGCTACGTCTCCAGCATTAACCGCATCCGCAACAACCTGAAGCTTTCGCTGCATTTCTGGCAACTGTGCGATCTGTCGAAACCGCTCATGGTAGTTGACCGTATCGACAAACTGAATGCCACGCCGCGTCATTGCCGCAGCTCGGGCTGCTTTGCCAGCAAGAAGGAAAGGGTCAATTAGGAAGATCGATACAAGATCAAATCCGCCGGACATTGTTCGGCCCCAACCGGAGGACGGATCGCCACCGAACAGTCGCACAATATCTCGACCCATGGAAATCTTACTTTTTTCAAGAACTGTAAGTGCCTCGCTAAAAGCGGGAATCGTCAACATGGTCGAAATCAGCTCATACGCATTTTCAAATGCCGGAGTTCCCGGCGTTGCGTATTTTTCTGCAACTCGCTGAAGTTGATCAGTGCGTGTTTTTGGATTTGTGGAATCACGAACACCGGCAATCTCGCGAGCAATCGAAAGTAGATCGCCAGGGAATTCGCTTTCATCGGCTAGCTCTTGTGCTAGAGAAAGAAGATTCGAATCCATACCAAGAAGCTCGCTGGCTTTCTTGATTCCAGATTCGGTAAACAGCCGCTCCCCGTCGTAAGCATTCGACCACGCATTAAGCCAGGTCGAGGTTCCACCATTTAAAATCGAAGAACCAACAAATGACGTTGCCGCTGCCGCTGCAGTTCCGACAGATGCGGCGAGGCCCAAGCGACCCGCCGTCAACAAAGCTGTCACCGCAAGAGAGCTACCACCCGTAACCGGAGCAAGCGCAATTGAACCGGCCGTCACAAGGCCCGCCGCCAATGACATCCACTGTGTTGCATCGTCAAGCTGCTTGATGGTTCGGTAAACCTTCATGCCAGCTTCGCCCACGTTGTAAAGCGCATCGAACGTGGGCCCGAATGCCGGAGCAACCGCCTTACCAATTCCGCCGAAGACCTTTGCTGCCGGCCAGGCAGCTATTGAAACGATCTTGCCGAATAGTCCAGAACCATTTACATCTTCTTCTGGGTATTTGTATCCATAGGCGCGTACTGTTGCTTGCTGAGCTGGCGTTAGCTGCCCATAGATCGAACGTTGCATCGACGGGTCATATTCTCGAAGCTGTGAGGCCAGACCGCTTCCGACTTGCATTCCATACAATGCGCCAGCCTGACTCATCAACTGAGCTGTGGGTATTGGCATATTGGCCATCGTCGCAATTGCTTGCGGATTCGTGGCCATGTATGGATTCATTTTCGCGATAGTTCGAAAACGAAACGCACGCGTATTATCGGCGGCAGTTGTTGCCATAATTTCATCGACAAGCAAACTGTCTCGGAGCTGTGCGTCCTGGTTATCGTTTTCAATAAGCGACATTAAAACCGTGCCCTACTAGCAAGTTCGGTAAAAATAGGATCGCCCGTTTGATTGGCAAGCATGCGCAAAGTATTGCCAAGTGTCGATCCATATGTAAGTGCTTCTGGCCCACGACCAGGTCCACTGGGTAGGCCGTCAGTAACGGGAAGATTTGGGTTGTCGTCCGGCGCAGTCAACAAACCACCACTTCCAGAAATGCGTTGCATTGCCTCAGCAAGCGACAAGCGCGGTTGTGCAGCTGGCGCTTGCACAACTTCTTGGGGTTGCTGCTGCTGTTGCGGGTTTGCTTGTGGTCTCGCTGGGGCTGGAGCAGCCATCTGGTTGGGAGCAGGCATTGCCTTCTGCAACATTTCTTGCTGCTTCGCCTCGCCGTAGGTCTGACCAGTAATTGCCTCAATTTTCTGAGCCGGAGCTCCCATTGCAGTTTTCTTAGCCCTGGGCATTCGCACCTCCCCGTGCTGCCAACGCTTGCATGATTTGTGCTACTCGAGCTCGTGGATCTTGTGGACCCTCCGGTGCTTGCTGGGTCGGAGCGCCCTGCATTGCCATCATTTGCTGCGGGGGCGCAGCCATTCCAGGCATTGTTTCTGGAGACGCAGCCATTCCCGGAGGCGGCTCGGGGGCTTGTGTTGCTTGACGGGCACGCATTTCTTCGTCTGCCTTAACCACGGCGTCGAAAATATCGAGCCCGTCTGCCACATATTTCTTAATGAGTGCTGATGCCACAAGGGGCATCTCTCCGGTGAGGAGCTTTTGCAAGATCGACTGGCGAAGAGCTTCGTCAAAATCTTCATCGTGAACCAACTTTTCTTCGGCCTCGGGGTCATCGATGTACGGGTGCATCGAGCGGAATGTCCGCCCGGAAATAGCCTTAGCACCTCGTAGGGAACCCAGGATCTGTGTCTGTTGAATGACATCCGCTCCCGGCAAGTTGTACGAGACTGTATTCTCCGTAGTTTCGATGTGTTCTTGGGGGGTGAACTCGACCATCCCCTTATCACCAGCCCAGCCTGAGTACATGGAAAACTTTTTGTCCGGCCAGTACGCCTTGTATGTCTCAAGAATCGCTCCGTTCAGGTGCGGCAACCAGGCTTCTGAAATCTCATGGAGTTCCTGGATGCGGGGATCAAGCGCAATACCAGATAGAGCGTCAATGCCGCGACCAGTACGAAGGGCGCCATAAGTTTCTCCACCAAACTGCGGAAGAAGGCCGGTGCTCGTGCGGAAGTTTCGCTCGAGGCGGTCGATGATTTGGGTGGTGCGGATATCAGGCGTACTTCGTATTTGCCCGATGGACTCCACGTCTTGGAGCAAGTTGATATCGCCCTCTCGTCCATCCTTCCAAACTCCTCCAATGATTCGGGGCATACCGCCGGATCGGCCGATGGCATACATATCGGGCCAGATGGCCTTTTCCTGGGCAAGAATGTCAAGCGCCATAAGTCGAGCCTGCAAATCGACGTTGCCGAGCATGGATCCGATGCGACTGGCAATGCGGCCAAGGCTGACGTTATGCGGCACAACGGCTGGGCATACACCCAAACGGTTGGGGTAAACAGGGCTGAGCTGCTGCCACGGGGTAATCCACGGCCGCTCGTTGCTCATGCGTCGGTCGTCCCAAACGGGGCCGATGATGCCGAACACGGTCTGATCAAGGTCGTACCATTCGACGCAGTCCCACATCTCACGCAGGTCGTGCGCGTGAATGGGCCCGCCATTCTCCTGGCGAGCCTGCGGATAGACGCGACGGAGGTACTCGGCGCTGTGCCGAGTCACGAATGCTACGTACTCTGGCTGCCTGAGTTCTTCGTTGGCCTGGGGCTCGACGTAGGTTCCGAGGGGGTCTCGGACTTCGATCTTCGGGAGTCCGGTTTGGAAGTCGGGGAGGACAACAAGAGAGCAAGTGTGATAGGCAGCCAACTGCCGGTAGTAACGGCGACGAGCCAGGTTCCACTTGGATTGGTGATAAGTGGCTGCGATGATCTTTCGTCGCTTGTCGGCATACTCTCGTGACCTCCTTCCTCGATCTTTGTTGGGGTCAATGGCTGGGAAAATGTTGACTGGTCGTACTGAGGCGGCTCGCATGGCCATGTTGTCCACGGCGTCTGCAATAAGGGCCGGCGTCAACGGGGGAAGGTTGGGCTCCTTGTCGATGTCGGGGAGCGGCAGTACCCAGTCGCCGTCGTAGCGATCTAGGATGTCTTTCATCCGGTTGAGGACTGGACCCTGCTGGATCTGCAAGTCCTTTACAATGTTGACAATTTCGTTAAACGTTCTCAAACTTGCGCCCCAATCGGTATGAGGAGGCCCGTCCTAGTTCCTGACCAGGGGATTCCAGTACGTCTCCAGTTGTCGTCCCCATAACTGTCCACAGGTTGCTTCCATCTTTGTCGCCACAAAATCCAGACAAACCATAGTGCCATGACGCGGTCTTGTCTCAACTTATTGCCACGCGCACCAGGTCGCCAAGCTTTGAGCTGCTTGACCAATTCACCCATTTCTTGACGAGTGTAGTCATCTCCAGCCCACGGTATGACGATTTCTTTACGTAAAAAGCTTTCACACATCGAGGCCACGCCGATGGACTCGTCGTACTTATTCCAACCGGTCAGGTGTTCCCGCATGGCAAAGCCATAGTGTTCCTGCATCTCTTGCAAACGTTCATCGCGTGCAAGGCCAGCCTGGAAGTTCTTGGTTTCGATAACTACATCAGTCACCCGAGCCGTCAGGTTGCACGACATGATCACCGAGTTCAGTGCCTGCATGATCTGTTCGTTGCGCCTGAGCCCTACGTCTTCCCTGATCCTGCGGATGATCAGCTGACCCTCCGGAGACACCTCGCACGCGATGACGCAGTTGTTGGAGCCCAGAGCGGGATCGAGGCCAAGGTAAACGATTGCGTCGCTGGGAATATCGTGAGTGAGGGATATGAGCGGGTTGAGACATCCATCCACCATTTCGTCGGTAAACGTACGGTTCGAGTTAGATGATCCTGGGTTCTGCATGTAGTTGCGGTCCCAGGCTTCTTGACCAACCTTGCGTCGCTGGCGGTCGAGCATGTCAAGCGTGTATCGCTCGGGCCACAGTGGTTTTTCCTCGCCTG